ACAGAAACAGCAACTCCTGCTACCGATTGGAAACGAGTAAAAACTATATACATTAATGATGGCGCTGCATGGCGAAACGTGAAATCATCATATGTCAATGATGGCGTGGCCTGGCGTCAAGTTTTTGTTGGTGTGTTTACTTATACACAAACTATATCTGTTCCTACAGCAAATTATAATCTAAGAACCCAATTAACTGCCGCAGGTTGGAATGGTACTGATGATGTAGATGCAAGCATTACAATAAATCCTGCTATTGTTGTATATTCAACTGCAACACCTACTGCAGCGTTTACATTAAGTCCCGCATTACCTGCGCTATCAACTGTTACTTTAACAAATGCTGGTACGATTGTTGGTAAAGGAGGCGCAGGAGGCAGCGGTGGTGATGCTACCTTGAATGCTGCTACACCCATTCCAGGTAAACCTACAACGTTCTCATATCCTGTTACATTTGCGAATGGTGCTGCTGGTTCTGCAGGTGGAAGAGGAATGACAATAGCTTCTCCTATAACTATTAATAATAGCGGAGGAGTTATTGCTGCTGGAGGCGGAGGAGGCGGAGGAGGCAAATCAAGGGCTACAACGAGTCCATTAGGGTTACAAGGTGCTGTTGTAGGAGGAAGTGGAGGAAGTGGAGGTGGAGGATCGTCACAAAGCGTCAGTGTCGGTGGACCAGCAGGAACCGTGCCTACAACTGTTCCTTCTCCAGGATTTCCAGCAAACTATGCAAGAGCTAATGGAACTGTAGGAACATCTGGTTCTACTTCTGGAGGCGCAACAACAGCAGCAGTAACATTACCTAAACTAGCTCCGGCTATACCTGCTACATTTGTTGCTATTGGTGGCACCGGGGGTGCTGGCGGTGCAAGAGGCGCAGCTGGTTCTGCAGGTGGCAATGGTTCTGGTTCAACTACGCCAGCTCCAACAGCCAATGTTGAATCGTCTTCAACTAATGCTGGAACTGGTGGTGCTACTGGGGTTGCTATTCAAGGATATTCATTAATAACATTTCCAGTAGCCGGCACAGTTACTGGTCCTACTGCGGGATAAAAATATGCCAATCACAAGAAAAACATTATTTAAATTTGAAAGTATTGATCAAATTAATGGGCAATGTATTGTTCGTCTTATTAATCCGTATGGTCCAATACAACTCGGTACTTGCTCGCTTGACGATTTTCTAATTGAAATTGAAGTTGACACGAACGATTTTGATTTAGAAGGAAACCGTATTAAAGAAAAACGTATGGTTATGAATACAGATAATCCTAATGAAGATTTGGTATATTCTTATGATATTCCAGTAAATTCAGATGGTAATTTTATTTCAGCCGAGGCTCTTACAGAACATATTGCTAAGCAATATCCTCATGATTATTTTGAAACTGTATATAGTAGAAAACTAGCTGCAGAAAGATCCGATCTATTTGATTTATTATCAACAGAACATGAAATTGATTTAGTTTATCCTGATCCAATTGAAATTATAGAAGAAGTTGATATTGACGTTCCTTCATCAACCGTAGTGCTCTAAAATGAAACAAACGCCATTTTTTGTAAAACAAACGATACATAATCTTACAGAATTTAATTCTAAACCAATTAAAGTTCCAAAAGATTTTGCACGTATTGCTAAATTTACAATTGGGCAAATAGTATCAAGTGGTTCTTGGAAATATGGATTTTATGATATAGACAATCATCCAGACAAAGATACAATATTATCTGTTGATCCGACATATTATCGCGGTGATTTTACTACTCACAATAACGCATATTCTCCAAACAGAACTCATATAATTTCATGCTCCGATAATCAAACTGTAAGAGAAACAATTGTTGATGACAATATTCCTAGGCATGCATATCCATTAGAGAATGACTCTTCTATTATTTGTATAAATCAAGATGGGAAAATAACAGAAGATAAAGTTATGACTTTAAATGATGTTATTGCGGTAAATACTGGCGATAATTTATACAAATTCATTCAAGATGAATCTTATCTAATTCCATTAGAGGGTGAAATTGTTATTAATGGCCATAGACGCCTTCATAAACAAGTGACATATGTTACTACAGCTAAGGATTTACACATAGAAGGTATTGATAATGTTCTTCTTGCCGTTTTTAAATAGAGCCAAACCATATGCAAAGTTATCATATCAGGTAATTCTGCATCTAATCTTCTTTGCTTCTTTTTTCATATATCCTATTGAATATAATCTTTGGGGATTATGGTTCTATGTCTTATTTGGAGGCATAGGCATCTCAGTAACCTTTCACCGGTATTACTCACACCTATCTTATAGGTATTTTCCTGAATGGATGAAATGCATTGGATTAACATTCGGCACATTAGCTTCTCAGGGTACTATTATAGAATGGGTAATGAAACATCGAAAACACCATAAAAAGAGTGATACGCAAGAAGATCCTCACAGTCCACATTTCTGTAATCCATTTAAATTATATTGGACTGCTTTAAAATATGAAACCAATATCAGCGTTCATTACGGTGGTAGATTACTCAAAGATCATCTTGCTATAGCATTCCATAAGTATTATTGGCATATCATTGCAGTATATTCTATTACTCTTTTACTGCTTGGTCCTCAGTATTTTATATATGGTTATGTTGCTCCCGCTGTTTGGTCTTGGATTGCAACGAGTCTAGGCATTGGTATACTAGGACATCTTTATGGATATACATCATATGATACAAAAGACTTGAGCAGAAACAATACTTTGATTGGGCTTTTAGTATTCGGAGAAGGTTATCAGAATAACCATCACCAATTTCCCGGTGATGCAGTTCATAGTAAGAAATGGTATGAAATAGATATATTGGGTGTAGTGAGTAAAAAATTATTCAATTGAGAGTATTATGGAATTTGTAAAAGAAGTGAAATCTCTTGAAGAAGTTAGAGATGCATTTAAAAATAACTTGATTGTTTTTATAAAAAAGAAATATCTAGAGCTTTCTGATATTTGGTATTTCTTTAAAGATCTCGACTTAGCATATTATGGAGAACCCAAATACCCAATCATCGAGTACTATTATGGGGAGCAAGGAAAAAAAGAGTATATCGAGTTCTTTAAGTCTGCAACATACCCAGAATATCCGGGTGTATTAAAAGTTCAATCCAAAAAGAATGAAAAAGGTGTTTCGGAAGGAATTGTTCCTACTAATGAATACTTAAATTGGCATAGAGATGGCCCTGCATATAGAAAAGTGTATAATACTATTTGTTTGCATGGTAAAAACACAGTTAATACGAGCACTTCATTTTTAGAAACTGTTTCTGAATATTACAAGTTATCATTGGCTGATAGAGATTTTGTTAATTCTTTAGTTTATGAATATCGGTCTGACGTATTAGTTCAAGGTATTGAGAGGGCATTGAATAAAAAGATTGCTCCATCATATCCTAGTCTTCTTTATAAAGAGATTTTATTAAACTACACTGATAACTATTCAAGTGAAGTTTTAGAAAGATCGCTAATAAGAACTTCATTAACTGGTCTTGTAGGATTTGGATATGACTACAATACCGCTATAACATTTAAAGGTAAGACGTTCAAAGAAAGTCTTGAGATAACTAAATGGTTAAAGTCTTTATTATTCAAAGAAGAAAATGTTTATAAGCACTATTGGGATGATGGCGATTTAGTATTCTTTGATTCAATATGCACTCAGCACTCTAGAGATGCATACCAAAATACAGATAGATTATTGCACAGGCTTATTTTTAATTTAGATCCATAAACAATTTCATTTAATAAATAGAAGAATAGAATTAATTCTGAGAATATAAATGGCAACAAAAGCAAATTTAGTCATAGATCAAGGCGCTACATTTTCTACAATCATAACGGTTGCAGACGCTAATGGTGATGTCATGGATTTGACCAATTATACTGGTGCTGCTCAGATGCGTAGACACTACTCATCTACAAACTCTACATCATTTGTGGTCACAGTCGCCAATTCTGGTACTGTGACGCTTTCTCTTTCTGCTAATGCTACTGCGAATATTCCTTATGGCAGATATGTGTATGATTGTGAAATCACGAGTAATGCTGCGATAGTAACAAGAGTCCAAGAAGGAATAGTCACGGTTACTCCAGAAGTAACTCGATAACGCTACATAAATATTCTATAAATCTCGGAGAAATGTATGGCTGTTCCAACTACTCGTGCTGCATTTAAAGAATATTGTCTAAGACGACTAGGCAAACCTGTCATCGAAATCAACGTCGATGAAGATCAGGTAGAAGATCGTATTGACGATGCTTTGCGTTATTATTGGGATTATCATTTCGATGGCGCTGAGAAAGTTTACTATAAGCACGCTGTAACATCAACCGATAGAACCAATAAGTATATTACTCTTCCAGAAAATATTATTGGTGCAGTTAGTATATTTTCAATAGCTGATCCATCTATTCGTTCTGATGATCTTTTTAATATTCGTTATCAGATTGCTTTAAATGACTTATACACACTAACTTCAGTATCAATGCTTCCATACTATATGGTAATGGAAAATCTTGCATTAATTGCTGAGATGCTTGTAGGTAAGCAACCAATTCGATACAACAGACATATGAATAAGTTATATGTCGACATGGATTGGAACACTTTAACGGATGGTGAATTTCTTTTAGTTGAAGCTTATCAGATCGTAGATCCAACTGACTATGTAGATGTTTGGAAAGACCAATGGTTAATGAGATATTCTACTGCTTTAATTAAGCGCCAATGGGGAGCTAACCTAAGTAAGTTTACTGGAATGACTCTTCCGGGCGGAGTTCAGTTTAACGGACAGACTCTTTATAATGAAGCTATTCAAGAAATTGATATATTGGAACGTGAAATGATTAATTCTTATAGTTTACCTGTACTCGATATGGTAGGTTGAAATATATACTTTTATAAATACTCTAAAACAACAGGAGTATTTAATATGGAAAAATATGGATTTGTATATATTTGGAGAGATCGTAAACACAATAGATATTACATAGGGTCACATTGGGGAACAGAAGACGATGGTTATGTGTGTAGTTCTGCATGGTTAATGCAAGCATATAAGAAAAGACCTCGAGACTTTAAAAGAAAAATTATAAAAAGAATCTATTCTAGTAGAATAGATTTGTTAAATGAGGAGTTTAAATGGCTGTCTTTAATAAAAGAACATGAAATTAAGATTAGATACTATAACTTAAATATTAAATCTACTGGTCATTGGACAGCTTATCCAGAAAATGTTAAAACTATTCAAGAGAAAATATCTCTGAAAACAAAAGAAGCCATGCAAAACCCTGAAATAAAACATAATTTTAAAGAAGGTTTAAAGACAAGAGACTGCCGTTCTTCTGATGTAGAAGTAAGAGCAAAAAGATCTGAGTCCATGAAAAAGACAATGGCTGAAAAGTTTCCTAACAGAAAACAAAGAGATAAATTTAGATCAGAAGAATACTGTAAAAATATGGCAGAAAAAACAAAACAACTTTGGCAAAACCCTGGACATAGAGAGAGCGTAAGAAAAAAGATAAGCCAAAGTTTAATTGGTAGACCTTCTCTTTTAAAAAATACTTTTTGGTGGAATAACGGATTGAAGAATACAAGAAAAGCCGAATGTCCCGGTCCAGAATGGATTAGAGGAAAAATATAATGGCAACAAGCGTCTTTTTTAATAATTTTGGTTCAAGTCAAGAACAAAGCTTAATTGAAGATCTTGTCATAGAGTCAATTCGAATCTATGGACATGATTGTTTTTATCTTCCAAGATCTTTAATTAATAAAGACAATATCTATGGTGAAGATTCAATATCTGAATATAATGAACAGTTCATGATTGAGATGTATATTAAGAATGTTATGGGCTTTAAAGGTGAAGGCGATTTCTTATCCAAGTTTAATTTGCAAGTTCGTGATCAGATGACTTTCACAATTGCAAAGCGAATATTCTTTGATGAGATTGGAAATGTAAGAGGATTTGATCGTCCACGAGAAGGTGATCTAATTTATTTTCCTCTTAATAAGAAAGTATTTGTAGTTAAATTTGTAGAACATGAAGCTGTTTTTTATCAACTTGGTGCTTTACAAACATATGATCTAGAATGTGAATTATGGGAATACTCAAATGAAATAATGAATACCGGATTAGCAGAAATAGATTTACTTCAGAAGAAGTATTCATTTGACATGTCACAATTTGCAATTCTTACTCAAGACTCATTTGTCATAACAGACGAAGATGGATATGATTTAGTACAAGAACAATATAATTTTGTTACGCAAGTTGGTTCAAGTTTTGAAGATAATGAAAATCCTGTTAATGAAAACCTTCAATCTGAAGCAGAAGCTATTATCAATTTTACTGATTCGAATCCATTTTCTGAAGGTAACTATTAATGTTTAATCAGTTCTATCATGGATCACTTAGAAAATACGTTGTTATGTTTGGTACATTATTTAATAGCATCTATATCAATCGCATAAACAGTAGTAATGAAACTGTTCAATCAATGAAAGTTCCATTATCATATGGACCTAAAGAAAAGTTTCTTGCACGGCTTGAAGGTGATCCAACATTCAATCGTCCAGCAATGGTTCTTCCAAGAATGGCATTTGAAATTACGTCTATTAGTTATGCATCAGATAGAAAATTGAATACGCTTAATAGGAACGTTAAAGTCAATAGCGCAAACACAGCATCATTAGCATATCAATATCAATCAGTGCCATATGATATTGGATTTACTTTATACATAATGGTAAAGAATGTCGATGATGGCACGCGTATCGTAGAACAGATATTACCTTATTTTACACCTGAATGGACTATCACTGCTAATTTAATACCTCAATTAGGTTTAAATGTAGATATTCCAATTATTTTAAAAACGATTGGTTCTCAAGATACATATGAAGGTGATTTCATGAATCGCCGGGCTATAGTTTGGACTCTTGATTTTGCAATGAAAGCATACTTGTTTGGACCAACTAAGAAAGGTTCAATCATCAAGACAGTCAATACAAATATCTATGTTGCAAAAACTGAGAATATAGATGATTCTGTAGGTGTAACTGATATTGCATCAAGAATAACTGTAAGGC